AAGCTCTTAGCTACCCCACCATTCTCTGAATTGGTTGAGCTTGATGCGCCACCTGATTGGGTATTCCCCGTTCCAGATGTACCGTTGCTTTCCCCACCACGGCTTGTGTCACCGTCATCGAAAACTAACTTATCGATACCATCTGTCGGTAGGTTAGCCTTCTCATATAGCTCTGTAAGAGCCTCTTCAGTAAGGCCGCCGACAGATTTCATACGCTGAATAGCTTTGGATAGAACATCAAGATCTAGTTCGTCCGGATCCATTGGTTCGAATACAGGCATATCTTCCCAGTCAAGCTGGATGTTATTCGCTTTCAGGATAGTTGGGATCAACTGATTATTAATCAGGTCAGTTTTCCAAAGAATATTTCTTTGAACGTACATCGCATGAGTAGAGGTCTGACTAGAACTAAGTGCATAGGACCCTGTAGAGTCTTGGCCCAGTAGTAGGAATCCTGCTCCAAATACATTGTAGATACTTTTACGCTTCTGGTCGATGATGTCTGATGTTTTGTACTGCTTACCGCCCCCGTCGATACCTTTGAATTGGATATCGTAATCTTGGATTTTGGTTGCAGCATCTACATCAGATGACAGAACTATGTAGCTTGACTCACCAGCGTGTAACGCCGCAGCATCCTCTTGAAGGGCTGTATACTCAGCTGCCTCATCAGGGTACGTAGCTGGGTCATTAGCTCTCTCAATTAACTGAGAAGGAACCCTGAGGACTAAAGCACCACCAAGGTCCTTACTAACACCCACAACTTCATACTTCTCGACAAGTTTCTTCTCTAGCCAAGCATCATAACAATGCATGAGAGGGGAATCACCTTGAGGATTATTATTAGTAGGATTGTAAACACTGTGGAGTAATTGCTCTGACTTAATAAATGGGTAGTTAGATTGCTGAAGGGCTGCTGTATCTAGGCTTGTTAATCCCTGAGCAAAATCGGTCATCTTGGGATTTCTATTCTTCTTGAGATTGGGTTTCTGAACAAAACCAATAACCTCACGAAACTCTTTATCCCAAACCCATCCGTAAACGGACTTCTGATCTCTTGGAGCTAATTTCTTGAGAACTCTGAAACCTTTGTAAGGCCCGGAGTTACGTTTTTCTGTAACAATATTCAGAAGGGAGAAACCATAAATAATATCTGTGTTTAGGTTATTAATAGCCTGAAGCCAAGTGCCAGAACTCAGATTGCGAATATTGTAGTTAAGGAACTTAGCAACTTCCTCACTTATTGCTGATCCATTATTGGAAACAAACTTCCCGCCCGCTAATGCCATAAGCACAGGTAGGTTAGTAACGTCCACAGAGTTAAACACTGCATCATCAGCCATCATACTATCGAAAGTACAAAGCCTACGTGGCATGGTAAGTTCGGTTCTACGTGTATCCTGAATGAACCTACCACTTGTCACTACCCGTGGCTGACCTTTCTCACGATTAGTGATAGGTCTAACCACCGTTTTGTTTCCAGAGGTTTCAGCCTTATTGATATCTTCTGACATCAGCTACCTCTTATTAAACTTTACCAGACTCTCTGATGATCTTTTTGATCTTCATCGGGGCCTTGACATCCTCAGGGATATCTACACCTAATTCCTTAGCATATTGAAGAAGGTCATCTTTCTTCTTGAGGGTATCCAGCTTAGGTTGTGGGTCTTCCTCTACAGGGGTCTCAACCACTTCCTCAACCTTCTCTTCAACTTCAAGAGTCTCAACCTCAGGAGTCTCAACTTCAGGTGTTTCCACTGGAGTCTCTTCTACTTGAGCATCTTCAGGAAGAACTAGAACAGCTCTACCCATGAATCCCATGTAGTTTCTCATGGTTGAATCAATACGCTTTGTGCTCTCGCTGATACGGTAGCCATCAAGAATAGCTGCCTGAATATCTAGGAAGAACTGGCGCTCATGGATAGCACCAACGCCCTTATTCTCAATAACTAAACGAGTTGGTTTACTCATGCTTAGCTCCTCTTAAGTTTTGTTCTTAGAAATAACATCCTTAGCATAGGTGTCACTTCGTTTTTGATTTCGTTTAACAACCCGTATACTCCGGGCCTGCGTTAGGTAATTGAATGCACTAGCTATAGCATCCACCCAGTCATCTTTCTTAGTACGTGTACTTCGTTCACCATCAAACTTCTCAAGCTCATCGTAGAGCTTATTGAGGGACTGTTTGTTCTTAAAGGTGCTTTCAACTACACGAACCAATCCAGCCTCGACAGCACTTGCGAAAGGCTCAAACCGTGACAGTTTGTTTTGGGTATTAGGGACTGGATCTTGTTTAGGTCTTAAACCTTCAGCTAGGAGTTTCTTAGCAGACTCTGCGAACTCAACCTTACCAGCCGCGCCGGGGTCAATCGGAAGGACTATGGCACAATCTTCACCATCATAGTGACCTTGCTGAGCTATGATCTTATCTCTCTCACCGGGGCGCTTTCTGAATCTTCCGTACTCTTCGAGGCCCTTCTCATTATTAGATTCAACGTGATCGCCAACCAAGTAATAGAACCCATCAGGGCACTTACCTAATTTAGCACACGCTGTGAAGTCAGGATGTTTCTCTTGAGTGGTAGGCTCTTGTGAGGCCTTATCCCATCCTCGTGCCCATACGGCATTGAAGGGTTTAGTGGGGACTTTAACCATGTTCTCACGTCTGAAATAATTAGCTCCTTCAGCTCTTACGTTCCAGTTACCATGAAGTAGCTGAGCTTTATCTACAGGGCCTAGACCTTCTAGGAAAGCTTTGTACTCAGGGTTGTTCTTCATCATCGGCGGATTATCATAGATAGTCGCAGAGATGAATGTGAAGCTAAGAATAGCTGCTTCCCAATCCTCTTCAGGTATATCAAACCTTTCAGCTAACTCCTGACGGGTTTCACCCCAGAAGAAGTCACCTTCACGTCTGACAAAATAACGAACTACACCATCCCTCTCAGGAATCGGATAACCTTCATCGTCAAGGTGCCAATCGATCAGCTCTCTGATCTTATGATCACTATCAGGGTTACATGACATAACCATACGAGAAGGGTATTTAGATTCTGAACGGAGACGAGACATCATATATTCAAGCTGTGACCATTCGAACTGGCAAGCCTCATCCACACCAATGAAGGTATACTGAAGACCCTGAATATTTAATTTATCTTTCTCATACTCCATGTGTTGCCACTTCATGGAGGCACCACTTGGGAATCGGCAAGTTAGATCATTTGACCTAAAGGTAGGCTTAATGGAAGCATCTAACTCATTATACATATTAAAGGCAGTATCAAATATACCACCCTGCCCCTTAATCTGGGGTGTTGTTCGTCTGAACATGATGATGGTTGTCTTACCGTCATCTATATACCTTAAGGGTATCATCTGGAGAAGGTAGGACTTCCCCGATCCGGCAGCTCCGCCGATAATGCATATCTGAGCGTCACTGTTTAAAATCATTTCTTGTTTGGCTGAGGCTGGACCCAACGTTTGAACTTCTTCAGACATCTGGGTTACCTCTTGTTTGCTACCTCGAAGTACCCTTCTGGGCCGAAGTATTCTAAGGATTCGATATTAACTACTAGAAGCGATGCACACTTACCTTCTTCATTAGGTGCGTTAGTAAAGTGGATCAGTGCTCCGTCTGATTGGGCACGTTCTGCTTCAACAGTCATAGGGTTAAGCCCTTTAAGCTTAACTATATATTTGATTTTGTTTGACATTTTGGTATGATATTTGATATGATATTTAGAAATGCAAAAAGGGAGACCCTCGATGAAGGACTCCCTTTCGTGTTTTGAATTTTATGATGGCCACTCTTCCATGCCCCATAAACGTAGCTGCAGGGCTGCTTATGCAGTCAGCTACCTCTCCTCAGACTTCTAAGAAAACTAACCCTGAGTCATACTCAGTGAGATGACTTTACCAGTTGGCTTCTTGTCTGAGCTTTCCTCAGATTGGGCCTTCTGGATACCATTTTGCTTCTCATCGTTCAGAACGACTGTATATGTCATATCTATAAGTTTAATAGAAGCTTTAAGCTGGGTTTCCTCCTTATCGGCATTCCTCATCAATGAGACGAGCTTTTGAATGGCTTCAGGAGCGTTTTTCTTTAATAGTTCTTTCAGAGCTGGGTCTGATGGGAGCTTGTTCTTGCTGCCTACTGGTCTACCTCGTCTATTAATCCCATCGGGATTTGAGGCAAAGCCTTTCTTGGATTTATCATCCGACATTAACTTCTCCATGGTTGCCTTAGCGATCTTCACAGATGACTGTAGCGAGCTACGTAACGCTGTAGCGCGAGATCGATCACCTCCTTAGTTAGAAGGTTACTAAGATCTGGTAGCGGTAGCTGGATTCGAACCAACGATCTACAGGTAATGAGCCTGTCGAGATGACCACTTCTCTATACCGCGTCAAGTAGGTTGGAGACCGACCTGCTAGATTAAACTAGGCGGGGGCCTGTGTGCCAGTCTCCAAAGATGGTGGGGCCGGTAGGAGTCGAACCTACACAGTGTGGTGGCGTCTCGTTTACAGCGAGGTGGGCTCTCCAGTGCCCAGCGTCCCCTTAATTTCTTAACCTTATATATTAAGTATACCATACTTTTGGGATTTGTCAACCCCTAAGGTAGAAATAATTTAAAATTGGTCGGGGATATCTTGCGTATCAGGGCGCTACCCTGCCTCATTATCTCTTCAAGACGTTACCCGTTAATTTGGTCCGAGAGGAGAGATTTGAACTCCCGACCACATGGTCCCAAACCATGTGCGCTACCAGACTGCGCTACACTCGGATTAAACTGTGGCGATTAAGACGGGAGTCGAACCCGCAACGATTGCATAGACAGTGCAATTCCCTTCCCAGAGGGACTCTTAACCTAAATTATATAGCCTCCTTGCCATACCCGCTGAGGTACAACTTAATGGTTTATTGGCGGGAGGTCTCGCTCTCAGAAGTGCATCTCCTTATAGAGCCTAACTCAGCTGCGCCGGGCAAGGTGAAACACTAATTAATAAACCATTTTACGTAAACTTGGTGGAGACATAGAGAATCGAACTCTACTCGAAAAGGTGCAAGCCTTCCTCAGCATCCATGACTATCCCCGAATATGGCACGGCTACTAGGACTCGAACCCAGACCAAAGGAGTAGAAATCCCATGTACTATCCCTTATACTATAGCCGTATTGTTTGGTATCCGCACGGAGGCTCGAACTCCGAACGCAAGATTGAAAGTCTTGTGATTTAACCAGTTAATCTATGCTGACATTAACTCTTACCTATCCTTCCCCGTGAGGGACTTAAGCCTTTTTCGGCGTCTCTTGCATTTTTCATATGATGCCTCTGTACAAATAGTCCACCTACACCCATTATTATACCCTGAAACTCCGTGAGACCTCGAACCTTTGCGGGGTCTCCTTCCAGCTTTGATATTGCACTTCAAATGGCTGAATGCTATATTATCCATGTCGAAGAACAACTCTTTAGGTGCCTCACTGTCAAGCCATGGTTTTATGTGCTCTATTGAGAAATCATCTCGATTCATGCTCTCACCGCAATGGTAACAGACCTCTCCGTGCTTATCTATGAGGTTGAAGAGTATGTCCTTTACCAATCTTCCACTCGCTGTGGAGGGGTTCATACCCAACTGTTGGGCTTTCTTATCCTTGCTCATGACTATCCTTAGATGTCGATACAAACTAATATGTCTCACCCTATAGTGGATTCGAACCACTCCATCGGCCTTCGCAGGGCCAAGTCCATCCAGACGGATAGGGTAAAATTCTTGGTGCTCAACTATGGAATCGAACCATATTCGGTCTTCTTGTAAGGAAGGTGCATATCCAACCTGCCCGTTGAGCTTTAAACTGGGAGCTTGTGTCGGGAGTCGAACCCGAATATTCCACTCACACTTATCGTCATAAGTGCTACACAGCTCATTAAATACCTTTAAGGATAACCTTAGTCATGCTTAAAGACACTTGGTGGGGCTACAGAGATTCGAACTCTGATTGATCGGTTAAAAGCCGAATATTCTACCATTGAATTATAACCCCCATTTATATCTACGTCATCACGACGTC